AGGTGCACATCGAAGCCGTCATGCCCACCGTGCGCGCTGAGGCCCCGGCCGTCACCGTCATCAACCAGGTCGAGCCCGCCGCCGTCACCGTGGTGGACAGCCACCCCACCCGCAGCGTGCAGACCGTGGAGCGTGACGCCAACGACGAGATTACCCGCACCGTCACCACCTACGAGCGCTGAGGCCGCCCATGGACATGAAACAACACGTCGCCCAGCAAACCGTGGACGCCACCATCGCCAGTGCCGCCTCGAAAACCACCTACGGCGGCGCCAGCGTCACGCTCGGTGGCTGGCTGGTCAGCTCAGAGGCCGCAGTGCTGGCCGGCATCGTGCTCGGCCTGGCCGGTTTCTGCGTGAACCTGTATTTCCGCTCCCGCGCAGATGCGCGCGAGGAGGCTGAGCACAAAGCCCGCATGAGCGCCTTGCGCAGCCAGCCTTGACCTGAAAAACAAGCTACACCTCAGAGGACCAAGCAATGCCAAAGAACACCCAACTGACCAACGCGTCCGTCAACGGTCAAGCCGACGACCTCGCGACGCGGCTGAACAACGGTTACCTGCGCATCTATGACGGCACCCAGCCGGCCAACGCAGACACCGCCGTCAGCACGCAGACGCTGCTGGCAGAGTTGCGCTTCAACACCACGGCGGCGCCTGCGGCGGTCAACGGCGTGCTGACATTCAACGCGCTCACGGCCGACAGCAGCGCCGACGCCAGCGGCACCGCGTCCTGGTTCAGGGCGCTGGGCTCCAACGGCTCGACTGTCGTGATGGACGGCACGGTAGGCGAAACCGCCGACACGCCCAACCTCGTGCTCAACAGCAAGGCGATCTCGGCCGGCGCCAGCGTGTCAGTGTCGTCCTTCACCCACACCGTTCAGAAGGCCACCAGCGGCCTGTAAAGTGACATGCCCGCGATCACCTCCGCACAAACCGGCCTTTGGTCAGCCACCACGACTTGGGTGGGCGGTGTTGTGCCCGGGGAGAATGACACCGTAACCATCGCGGCCACGCACACGGTCACCGTTGACGGCACCCGCATCGTTGGCAATGACGCGACGCCGGGCCTGACCATCAACGGTCGCTTGCGCGCCAGCCGCACGACGAGCAGCCTACTCACCATCAAAGGCACGGTTGCGAACGCGGCCACGGGCGAATGGGACTGGGGGGTTGAGGGCGACACGATCCCAGCGGCTGTGACGGCAGGCGTCCGAGTGAACTACTCGGGGACGATGGCCAACAACAAATACATCGTCGGCCTGGGCACCACAACCCGCATGAACCTGATTGGTATGCGTGGCGTGGACAAGCGGCGTCACACGGTGACCACAACTGCCGTTACTGGTGGCAGCACGACCACGTTCACGGTGACTGACGCGACCGGCTGGGCGGTTGGTGATTGGATGATCCTCAGCGCCGAGATCAACGGCATAAGCAGCACCCTTGTCGAACACCGCCAAATCAGCGCAATCAGCGGCAACGACGTCACGGTCGCAACAGCATGGACGAACAGCCGCGCCGCAGGTGCAGTTGTGGTGAACGTCTGGTCGAACGTCTACATCGAACACCACAACGCAACCAACTGGTCCGGTTTCACGATCACGCCCCGCACGGGGATGCCTGCGAACAGCGTTGACATCAAGAACGTCAGCTTTCACGGCCTGGGTACGGACGGCGGCTTTGGTAGCCAGTCAGCATTCACGATATTGACCGCGCCCTACTTCGCAAACTCCACAGCCGTGTTCCGCGATGGTGTTATTTCACGCCTTGTGGTAAGCAACATCCGGCGCGACGGCTCGGTGCAAACCGCCATCAGTGGCAATGGCATCGGCATTGGGGTTGCAAACAGTTCTGTTGAGTTTGAGTTCTTGGAGTGCGCGGTCGCGACTCGCGGGGTGGGGCTTGGAAGTCAATTAGGATTGCGCGGCGCGTCAGCCAGTGCGGGGGCCGGGTTTCGGTCGTGCTGCGTCGTGAACGTGCCAATAGCCTATATGAGCAACTTTTCCGATGGTGGCTCGGGAATTGTGCTCACTGATTTTGTGACGCGCAACGTGACGACGCCGGTGGTAGTGCAACCCGGCACCGCGCTGGTGGTCAACGGTGGCGACTTCGACCGCTACAACCGATTTACCCTCTTGGGCACCGGCGACATTACCGTGAACAACGCCAATCTTGGTGTGAACAATACTGGCGCAGTTACGAACAGCGTGAATGGGCTGGCATTGGTGAAATGCACACTCACAGACTGCACCGTGGGCAGCATGGCGCTATCCACCTCCGTGTTCGTCACCGTGCCTGCAAATCCGTTGGCAGAGTTTGTTTTCGTCAACAAAAATTCCGATGTCACAGTGCAGGAAATCCAGACCGCTCGCGGATTCATCGCCCGCGACAACGTGGTGGACAAGCGAAGCACTTCGTCGATTCGGTTTCAGCCGCAGGCGGCAGGCCGCGCCCATGGCCGCACCTATTTGTTGGCTGGCGCATCCGCAGGCCAGACGGTCATGGTGCGCGGCAGCTTGCGCTTTGACGCGACCTACGGCACAGCCACGCCGCCCTCGATCACCCTGTCGGGCCAAGGCAGCACGCCCGCAACCTTCACTGCACCCGCCACCGCAGACGCGTGGCACGACTTCGCGCTGACGGTGACGCCGGCCTCCACGGGCGACCTGACGCTGACCGTCACGGGCACCAGCGCAAACACCACCGGCAACTACTACCTCGATGGCGTCATCATCCCGCCCTTCATTGTTGCGGCGCGACACTACGGCTACCTCTACAACAACGCCGTGTTCCAGACTGTTGATCCCGTCATCAGCGTGAGCAACGAGGCCACGGTCGCGGCCTATACCGGGATCAACGTCAACCACGCCACCGACACAATCACGGTGACGACCAATCGCACCATTGCGCAGCTGTACGACTACCTCCGGTACGACCTCGGCCTGACAGCAAATCTTGCCGAGGCGGATTACCTCAGCGGCACGTTGGCGGCGCTCAACATCGGCGGCTACAACCTCGTGATTGACGGCTGCACCGTCACCAGCGGCGGCACACTGACAACCACGGGCACGATAACCCTGGCCAACGGCGGCGCCTTTGTCGGTACGCGCACCGACAGCACCGGCACCCTCAGTTCGGCCACCTTGTCGGTGGGCAACTTGGTGGCAGGCGACCGCGTACTGGTGGCCCGTGACAACGGTAGCGGCGGCATCCTGAAGGATGAGTACACGCCAGTGGCCGCAAGCACTGGAGACACCGCGCTGACGGTGGTCGAGTCGATCAAGATCGACGCACCCACGGCAGGCGTCATCCGCATCAAGTCAAGGCGCTACACCTACACCAGCTACAACACGAGCACCAAGACCTTCAACGGCCTGTCGCCCGCTCTGGTCGAGAACATCGTAGCCGCTGACGAGGTTTTCGTACCCTTTCTCGACCAAGTCGCAACCGGCGCCAGTGCCTCGGTTGGCTTCACCTTCTCCACAGGCTTCACTGTGCGGGTGGACGTGCGCAATGGTGCAGGCACTCCCATCGTGCCGTTCGATACCCTGCTGACCATCACCAGTACGGGCGGCAGCGTCAATGCCGGCCGCAGCAGCGACGTGTGACATGCCCAGCTACTACTCCGCGCCGTTCACCTTCGATTTCGCCGCCGCTCGCATCGACGTCGATGCGGGCACCTACGACGTGGACGTTGGCGACCTTTACACAGCGATCAAGCTGGCCCAGGCCAGTGCAGAAGGGATCATCAATGACCGCATCTCCTCCGGCTCCGGCCTCGTCGCCCTTGGCCCCGGCGTCGAAGTCGGCCTCACCGTCGAGCTATTGGGGTCGTGGCAACTTCGGTTCCCAGCCGGCAACTACATTGCCCGAGTCGCAGGCGGCAACCTCGTCGGCGGCCCCGGAGGCGACCCCATCGCCTACACCGCGGGAGTCCAAGCCCTGTTGATCCTGTCTGCAGCCTCTACGGTGGTCACTGCTGGCGGCAGCGTCCCCACGGCGGCACAGAACGCGGCAGCGGTAAGAACAAACCTGGAATCCGGCACCCCGATCCCGGTAGACACCCAGCGCATCAACGGCGCCGAAGTCATCGGCGATGGCACCACCGGCAACGCATGGCGGGGCCTTGGTGTTTCGCCGTAGCAGCTTTTCCGACCAGTCGTTCAAGGCCGACTCATTCGAGTTCGGCGACGACATTGGCGGCACCGCACAAGGACAGACCACAACCGGCGCGGGAACAGTCAGCGTCGCCATCACGGGAAGCGCGACCACGGCGCAAGGACAGACCGCAACGGCGTCTGGCGTCCTGGCATTCAGCGGAACTGCCAACACGGCGCAAGGGCAATCCAACGAGACTGCTGGAACACTGGCGTTCACCGGGGCCGCAAACGCTTCGCAAGGGCAATCCATTGCCGGCACTGGCGCCCAAGCGTTCGATGGTGCAGCCACCACCGCACAGGCCCAGGCCAGCGATGCCGCTGGTGCTCAGGCGTTCAGTGGAACGGCAGATACCGCTCAAGGGCAATTTGGTGCCGGTACGGGCACCTTGGCGTTCAGTGGAACAGCCACCACCGCACAGGCTCAAGCCGTTGATGGTGCCGCCACCCTGGCGTTCAGTGGCGCTGCCGTCACAGCGCAAGGGCAGGCCGCTGATGGCATTGGCGCCCAGACGCTCGATGGAGCTGCCAGCACTTCGCAAGGACAGAGCAACGATGCTGCGGGGGTTCAGGCTTTCAGCGGCGCAGCCAGCACCGCACAGGCCGGAACATCCGACGTTATTGCAGCCCAAGGCGTCCAAGGGTCTTCGACCACGGCACAGGCTCAAGCCGTTGATGGTGCCGCCACCCTGGCGTTTAGTGGCGCTGCCAGCACAGCGCAAGGGCAGGCCGCTGATGGCGCTGGCGCACAGGCGCTCGATGGAGCGGCCAGCACTTCGCAAGGACAGAGCAACGATGCTGCGGGGGTTCAGGCATTCAGCGGCGCAGCCAGCACCGCACAGGCCGGAACATCCGACGTTATTGCAGCCCAAGGCGTCCAAGGGTCTTCGACCACGGCACAGGCTCAAGCCGTTGATGGTGCCGCCACCCTGGCGTTCAGTGGCGCTGCCAGCACAGCGCAAGGGCAGGCCGCTGATGGCGCTGGCGCACAGGCGCTCGATGGAGCGGCCAGCACCTTGCAAGGGCAGGGCAACGATGCCGCCGGGGCTCAGGCATTCAGCGGCGCAGCCAGCACCGCACAAGTGCAGACAGGCGCAGCTGCTGGCACAGTATTGGCAGTGGGCGATGGGCTCACGGCTCAGAGCCAAAGCACGAACGCAAATGGCGCGCTTGCCTTTGTAGGGGCGTTAAGCAGCAGCCAGGCGCAGAGCAGTGTCGGCATCGGAAATGTAGACCAAGCGCCTGCGCCCTCTGCAGCCGAAGACTTCTCCCCCCACAGCCGCATCCGCCGCGGCCGGCACGCAGCAGACTTCCAGCCCGATTGGCTGCTGGAAGCGCTGAACCCGCCCAAGCCCCCGCGCCGCACGCGCAAGCGCCGTGAGGAAGACCTGGTGATGCTGGCCTGAGCACGGCTGTGCGCTGCCCGTGTTGAGGCAGCGCATCTTGTCTCAAGTTTCCTGGAAATGAGACAGGCACGCGGCCACCATGCCAGGCATGAGCACAGCCACCGCCACGCCTTCCGCCCCTGCCCAGGTTGCCGCCCCGGCCACTGCCCCGCAAGGCGCGCAGCGCATGCTGCCCCCGCAGGTGCGCGCCGGCTCCATCAGCCCCGCCACCTTCAACGAAACCGCCCGCACCGTTGACGTCACCTGGACCACCGGCGCCCTGGTGCGCCGCATGGACTGGTGGACCGGCCAGGTGTATGACGAAGAGCTTGTCGTCAGCACCGAAGCCGTGGACATGGGCCGCCTGAACAGCGGCGCCGCCCCCGTGCTGGACAGCCACAGCGCCCGCAGCCTGGCCAGCCAGATCGGCGTGGTGGTGTCGGCCCGCATCGAAAGCGGCGCCGGCCTGGCCACCGTGCAACTGTCTGAGCGTGACGAGGTGGCCGGCATCGTGCGTGACATCGCCGCCGGCATCATCCGCAACATCTCGGTGGGCTACAACGTCCGCAAGTACGAGATCGTCAGCGCCGCCAACCGCACGGATGGCAAGAACGACGTTCCGCTGTACCGCGCCGTGGATTGGGAACCCGCCGAACTGTCGTTCGTTCCCATCCCGGCGGACCCCCTTTCCGGCACCCGCAGCGGTGCCGATTCCGCGCATGGCACGCCGTGCCTGTTTGTCGCCGCAACACCCGCAGCGTCTGCACCCGCAGGCGCTGCAGGCGGCGCGGCGCTTCATCGGGCAGCTGCCCACTCCTTGACCACCTCCACGAGGACCACCATGGACGAAACTCTCCAAGCCGGCAGCGCTTCCAACGCCGCCAACCCCTCTGCTTCCACCCCCGCTGCTGGCGCCCCGGCGCAAGACCATCGCAACGACGCCGCCACCCAGGCCGCCGACATCACGGACCTGTGCGTGCGCCACAACGTGCCGCACCTGGCCGTGGGCCTGATCCGCACCGGCCAGACCGTTGACCAGGCGCGCGCCGCCGTGCTGGCCGAGCTGGCCGTGCGTGACGCCGCCGCCGGTGGCCACCGCAACGTGGGCTCGCGCGTGGAAACCGTGCGCGACGAAATGCAGACCCGCATGGCCGGCATCGAGCAGGCCATCCTGCACCGCGTCGCGCCCAGCACGCAGCTCGACGACTCGGGCCGCCAGTTCCGCGGCATGTCGCTGCTGGAAATCGGCCGGCAGTTCCTGGACGCGCACGGCGTCAACACCCGCGGCCTGGACCGCGTGACGCTGGCCGGCCGCATCCTGCACTTCCGCAGCCCCGGCATGCACACCACGGGCGACTTCTCCAGCCTGTTCGCCAACGTGGCCACCAAGCGCCTGCGCAACGCCTACGACGAGAACCCCGGCACCTACGCCCTGTGGGCCCGCCGTGCCCCGAACGCGCCGGACTTCAAGAGCATGAGCGTGGTGCAGCTCTCCGGTGCGCCTGACCTGCTGCAGACCAACGAGCACGGCGAGTTCAAGTACGGCACCATGCGTGACGGTGCCGAGAGCTACGCCGTGCTGACCTACGGCCGCATCGTCAGCCTCACGCGCCAGGCCATCATCAATGATGACCTGCGCGCCTTTGACCGTCTGGTCACGGCCTACGGCTTCGCCTCCCGCCGCCTGGAAAACCGCCTGGTCTACAGCCAGCTCACGGCCAACGCCAACCTGAGCGACGGCGGCGCGCTCTTCAACAGCACCGCTGTGACCACGGCCGGCGGCCACGCCAACCTGGGCACGGGTGCCGGCAGCGCGCTGCAGCTCAGCAGCCTGATCACAGCCCGCGCCGCCATGCGCGCGCAGAAGGGCCTGCAGGGCGAGGAGCTGAGCCTGGCGCCCAGCTTCCTGATCGTGCCGGGCGCGCTGGAGCAAACCGCCTACCAGCTCACCAGCAACCAGTACATGCCCGCAACGCCGAGCAACGTCAACGAGTTCCGCACCGGTGGCCGCACCGCGCTGGAGCCCGTGGTCGAGCCCGTGCTGGACGCCAACAGCGCCACCGCCTGGTACCTGTCCGCCACCAACTCCCAGGTGGACACGGTGGAGTACTGCTACCTGGACGGCGCCGAAGGGCCGGTCATCGAAAGCGATGTCGGCTTCGAGACGGACGGCGTTTCCTACAAGTGCCGGCTGGACTTCGGCGCGAAGGCTATCGACTTCCGCGGCCTCTACAAGGCCAACGGCGCCTGATGAGCGGCCTGCCCCTGGCGCCGGCCTGAACCGCCGGCACCAGGGGCACCAGCCCACAGCGCACACATCGCAAGCAGCACCCGCACCCCCTCACTTCACATCAAGAGGACATCATGCGCAATTACACCCAGGACGGCGACGTTCTCACCCTCACCCCCAGCTCCACCGTGGCTGCCGGGGCTGGTTTCATGTTCGGCGCCGGCCTGTTCGGCGTGGCCACTTCGGCGGTTACCGCCAGCACAGCCGGCGAGTTCATCACCGAAGGCGTGGTTGAGATCGCCAAGACCTCGGCCCTGGCCATCAGCGTGGGCGATCGCCTGTTCTGGGATTCGACCAACAGCGTCGTGAACAAGACCAGCACCGCCCAGGTGTGCGTGGGCATCGCCGTGGCCGCTGCTGGCAACCCCAGCTCCACCGTGCTGATGAAGCTGGGCCGCTACCTGGCCGCCGCCACCTGATCTGGCGCCGCCCTGACGCAGCAGCCCTGCCGCCATGCCCGCCAACTTCGCCGCCATCGAAGCCCGCGTCAACACCGCGGTCTTCGCGCATCTGGCCAACACCCAGGCCCAGATCAATGGCGGCGCACCGGTGGCGGCCATTTTCGACAACGGCTGGCAAGCGGCCGAGGTCGGCCTGGTGGGCATGTCGTCCGCCCGCCCCATGCTCACGCTGCCCACGGCCGGCCTCTCGGCTGACCCTGTGGGCCAGACGGCGGTGGTGGGCGGCACCAGCTACCTGGTGGCCGCGCACCAGCCTGACGGCACAGGCGTCAGCACCTTGATGCTGGAGCGCGCCTGACATGAGCGCCCACCTCGGAATCCAGGCCGCCATCGTCGCCGCGCTCATGGCCGCGCCTGCGGTGGCCAGCGGCAACGTCAAGGTCAACACCACGCGCCCTGTCTCAGCGGCTTTCAGCCAGGCCGTGGTGGTGCGCCTGGTGCAGTCTCGCGCCAACACGCCGCAGATCCTGGGCGGGCCGTATGACTGGATGACGCAGGTGCAGGTGGAGTGCCTGGCCCGCGCCGCCAGCGGCAACGCTGACCCCATGGCCGCCGTAGACGCCCTGCTCGAAGCCGTGTGGCAGCGCCTGTCCACCGTCAGCCCGGCCGGCCTGGGCGCCATTGACGTGCGCATGCAACCCGCCATCGACTGGCAGCTCGACGACGGCGAAACGCCCGTGGTCGCTGCCGTCATCAACCTCACCGTCAACCACCGCACCACCAGCACCACGCTGGCCGCCTGGACGTAACACATGACCAAGACCGCCGCCCCTGACACCGCCGCCGTCGCCCCGTCCACCCACCCGGTGGGCACCCCGCCCGCAGGCGGACGCTGGACGTGGGCCGATGGCCAATGGCAGCGCCTGCCCGAGGTGGATGCGCCCGCCGCCCCCGCCGCCGCCCCCATCAACAACCCCGCCGCTGAGGAATAAGCACCATGCCCCGCCTGATTCGCAAAACCGCCATCCTGGCCAAGGTGGAAGCCACCTACGGCACCGATTCCGTGCCCACCGGCGCGGCCAACGCCATGCTGGTGAGCAACTGCACCTTCAACCTGGCGTACAACAACGTCGAGCGCAACTTCATCCGCCCCTTCTTCGGCGGCAGCGGCCAGCTCGCCGGCACGCGCTTTGTGGAGATCAACTTCGAGATCGAGCTGGCCAACAGCGGCACCGCCGGCACCGCCCCCGCCTGGGCGCCCGTGCTGCGCGCCTGCGGCATGGCCGAAAGCGTGCTGGCCACGCCCGCCCGCGTGGAATACACGCCCGTCTCGGCCAGCTTCAGCAGCGTCACCATCTACTACCACCTGGACGGCGTGCGCCGCGTGGCCCTGGGCTGCATGGGCAACGTGGAAATCATGCTGAACGAAGGCGCGGCCCCCATGCTGCGCTTCAGCCTGGTGGGCCTGGACGGTGGCCGCACCGCCACGGCAGACCCCAGCGTCACGCTCACCGCCTTCCGCGCCCCGCAGGTGGTCAGCGATGTCAACACCGGTGACATCAATCTGGGCTGCACCTACAGCGCCGGCGCGCTGGCCAGCGGCACCGTGTACCCCAGCCGCGGCCTGAGCATCAACCTGCAGAACACCGTCAGCCGCAAGGCCCTGCTGGGCGGCCAGGCCGTGCAGATTTCTGACCGCAACGTGCAGGGCAGCATGCAGCTCGACCTCACCGCAGCGCAGGAAGTGTCCTTCATGACGGACATCAACAGCAACACCAACACCACGCTGGGCTTCACGCACAGCACCGGCGCCGGCGTGGGAATCCTCCTGCACGCCCCCCAGGTACAGCGCATCGACCCGACTGACCAGGAATACGAAGGCGACGTGCACATCGGCCAGAGCCTGCGCTTCACCCCCACCACCGCCGGCAATGACGAGCTGCGGCTCGTGTGCCTGTAAACCGGGGGCGCGCGCATGGCATTCCGCCTGGTCATCTCCGACACCATCACCGTGCCCGTGGCCGGCCGCCTGCCCGATACGGGCGGCCGCATGCTGCCCTTCGGCTTCACGCTCATCTGCAAGCGCCTGCCGGCTGACCAGCTCAAGGCCGAGGTGGACAGCGACGATCGCACCGTGCCCGAGTTCCTCACCGGCGTGGTGCAGGACTGGACCGGCGTGCAAGACGACGCCGGCGCCGAGCTGGCCTTCCACCCCACGGCGCTGGCCGCGCTGCTCAACATCGTGGGCATGTCCGGGCTGTGCTTCAAAGCCTACATCGAGGCCTGCGGCGTCAAGGGCAAAGAAAAAAACTGAGGGAGGCGGCGCGCCTGCTTGCCCGTGGTGAGCTGGTCCGAAGAAACGATGACGACGCGCCGCCTGCATCCGATGACGACAACCCCGCCCACGCTGACGACGAAACCGCCGCGGCGCTGGCCGCCTTCGGCCTTGTGGCCGTGGATCAAGCGTCAACGCGCCGTCAGCCGCTGTTCTTCCTCTGGCCCGAGCACGAACAAGTGCTGGGCGTCTTCGCCGCGTGCCGCACACAGTGGCGCGTGGGCTTCGACGGCCCCACAGGCCTGGACTACACCGGCATCGAAAGCCTCATCCGCATGCGCCGACTGGTGCAGCGCCCCCGGGTGCCCGAAGTGCTGGCCGAGCTGCAGATCCTTGAGGACGAAACCCTTGCGGAGTGGCGCCGCCAGCGCCAGGCCAAGGAACGGAGCGCACGCTGATGGCCAGTGAAATCGGCATCAAGATCGGCCTGCAAGGCGCTGAGGCCGTGCAGGGCGGCCTGCAGCGCGTGGTGGGCAGCATGGGCCAGCTTGGCGGCCAAGTGGACACGGTGCGCAACGCCCTGTCCACCCTGGCCCCCACCCTGGCCGGCGCCCTGAGCGTGGGCGGCATCGCGGCCTTCATCCGCGGCACCGTCAACGCCATCGACGCCATGAACGACCTGGCCGACGCCACCGGCGCCAGCATCGAGGAAATCAGCAAGCTCGACCAGGTGGCCCGCCGCAACGGCGCCACGCTGGACCAAGTGGGCGGCATGCTGGTCAAGTTCAATGCCCAGCTCAAGGAGGCGGACGGCAAGAACGGCGCCAGCATCGCGCTCGAAGCCATCGGCCTGAACGCCGCCAAGCTGCGCCAGCTGGACCCGGCAGAGGCCCTGCGCCAAACCGCCGTGGCCCTGGCCGGGTTTGAGAACGACGCCAACAAGGCGCGCATCACGCAGGAGCTGTTCGGCAAGAGCGTGCGCGAGGCCGCGCCGTTCCTGAATGACTTGGCTGAGGCGGGCGAAATCAACGCCAGCGTCACCAAGGCGCAGGCTGCCGAAGCTGAACGCTTCAACAAGCAGATGGCGCAGTTGAGCACCAACATCACGAGCAGCGCCCGCGCCCTGGTTTCAGACTTCCTGCCGGCGCTGAACGACAGCATCTCCACCATGATGCGCTTCAGCGCCAACGGTGGCGTGCTGTCCGGTTTCTTCACGCTGCTGACGTCGCAGTTCAAAGACGCCCGCATCCAGGCCACGCTTGAGGAAATCGGCAGGCTGGAAGGCCGCCTGAGCAACCCCAACGTCACCGGCTTCAACCGATCCACCCTGCAGAAGGAACTGCAGGACGCCCTCGACAAGCTGCGCGAGCTGCAGGGCGAATCCCTCAAGGCCCGCACCGCGCTGGACGCAGCACTGGGCCGCCGCAACGCCGGCGCTGGCCGCGGCGACGATGTGAATCCGCCCTTCGCCGTGCCGGCCCCGTCCGTCATCGACATCGCCGGCGAGCAAGCCCGCCGCAAAGCTGCGGAGGATGCAGGCCTCCAGGCCTCCAAAGCCCGCCAGACCGAGCTGGACATCCAGGCCAAGCGCCAACTGGCCAACATGGTGGCCTATGAAAAGGCCGAAACCGAGCTGGAAGAGCAACTGCAGCGCAGCCTCAAGGCCGAGCTGGACCTGGCCGCCGCGCGGGGCCTGAAGTCTGTGTCCGCCTATGAAGCCGCGGAGCAGGCCATTGACGACAACCTGGCCAAGGCTCAGCAGCTCGTGGACGCCATCGACCGCGAGACCATGGCCCTGCAGATGAGCAACGTGGAGCGCGAAGTGAGCGCCGCGCTGCTGGAGCTCGAGCGCGCCGGCCTGGAAAAGGGCAGCTATGCCTATGACGAATACGCCAAGAAGATCCGCGAATCCGTCATCAGCCGCGAGAGCGTGCGCGACAGCATCGAGCAGACCCGGAAGATTGAAGACGAGTGGCGCCGCACCACCGACCAGATCGGCCAGTCCCTCTCCGACGCCCTGATGCAGGGCGGGAAGTCGGCCTGGGAATACATCAAGGGCCTGTTTCGCAGCATGGTGCTGCGGCCCGTCATCCAGGCCATCGTCAACCCCATCGCCGGGGCCTTCACCAGTGCCATGGGGTTTGCAGGCTCCGCGTCTGCTGCCACGGGCGCGGCGGGTGCGGGTGGCGGGTTTGGCTCGCTGCTGAGCGCGGGCGCCAACCTGCTCAATGGCGGGCTGGGCAACATGCTGGGCCTCAACCTGGTCAACAGCGGCCTGGGGCAGAGCCTGGGCCTTTCCGCGGTGCAGAACATCGGCGGCAACATGATCGCCGGCCCCACGGGCCTGGGCAGCATGGTGGGCTCGGGCCTGGGCATGCTGGGCAACGGCTTCATGGGCTACGGCATCAGCAAGGCCCTGTCAGGCGGCTACAGCGCCGGCGGCGCCGTCAACACCATCGCCGGCATCGCCTCGGCCATCCCCGGCATCGGGCCCATCGCGGGCGTGGTGGGCGGCCTGGTCAACCGCGCCTTCGGCATGAAGGCCAAGGAGATGCGCGACAGCGGCATCCAGGGCTCCCTCAGCGGCGGCGCGGCCACGGGCCAGCAGTTTCAAGACTGGTTCCAGAAGGGCGGCTGGTTCCGCTCGAACAAGTCAGGCACCAACTTCAGCGCCCTGGGCGACGACACATCCGCCGCCCTGAACGCCGGCGCCATGGGCGTGCTGGACAGCACCCGCGCCTGGGCGCAGGCCCTGAAGCTGCCGGGCGACGCGCTCAGCAGCGTGACCACGCAGTTCAAGGTCAAGCTCACGGGCGACGCCACCAAAGACCAGGCCGAGATCCAGGCCCTGTTCGGCCGCTACGCCGCAGACCTGGCCACCACCTTCCAAGGCCAGCTTGCGCCCTTCCAGCGGGCCGGTGAAGCCATCTCAGACACCCTGCAGCGCCTGGCCGGCCTGCAAAAGTTCAGCGAGGCCATCAACGAGTTCGGCGGGGTCTTCAGCCGCGTGGCCAACCTCAGCGTGAATGCGCGTGAGCAGCTGCTCGGCTTCGCGGGCGGCATGGAAGCGTTTGTGGCCAAGACGCAGAGCTTCGCCCAGAACTACTACGAGGAGGCCGAGCTGGCCGGCATCCAGGCCCGCCAAGTGCGGGACCAGCTTGCCCGAATGGGCATCAACACGGAGGTTTCCAGCCGAGCGGACTTCCGGCGCCTTGTCGAAGGCACAGATGTCAGCAACGAGCAAGGCCGCCAGCGCTTGTCGCAACTGCTGACGCTGGCCGACGCCTTCGCCCCGGTAGGCCGCTATCTTGAGGAAATCAACAGCAAGGTGCAGACCGCCGTGGAAAGCATGGCCGCCGGCCTGCAGCGCTTTGCACTGACCGTCAACGAGTTTGGCGGCGTGTTCTCTCGCGTGGCAAACCTGAGCGGTGATGCGCGCCAGCACCTGATTGACCTTGCCGGCGGCATAGAAGCCTTCGCCAACAAGACGCAGAGCTTCGCCCAGAAC